TGGTTGTTGATGTATCAACATTATTACCAGAAGATGAATTTACCTCTGTACTAGTTCCGGTTAATTCGGAATTTAGATTTGTAACTCCAGTCCAATTAGTTTCCCAAGAATTCCAATTTATAGGAGATAGTCCAGTATTTGTGTCCGCACCCAATTGTGCTATAGCATTTTTATATGTTCCTTCAACATCTTCGGTTCTAGTCGTCAATCTTGTTTCAATCCAAGTATCAGTAGAAGGATTCAATTCAATTGAACCAATCCATACTGGGATATTAAATGGATTTACGTTTACTGCTCTGGTTGCAAATTGATTCTTAGTGTATATCTCATCATTGTAGTTTAACATGACCAAATCACCAACTCTCTTAAGATTATTGGTTCCCAAATCTGTTGCGTGTCTTAAATCAATATTTGGGTTTGATGATTGTCCAATACCAATAATAGCTTCTGAACCAAGAATCAGTCCAGTAGAAGTGGTATAATGTGTTGGTCTTACTACACCAATTGCAGTATCTGTACTTGCTTTATAAGATGGATTTGAAATATCACCACCAAAACCACTTTTAAAATTATCAACAAAGAAACCACATTTGAACTTATCTAGACCAGTTCTTGGATTTCTTATAAGTAAATTTTTGGTGTCAGTTTCTAATAAAGACAGTGAACTGTAATATTCAACATTAGAAAGTCTATCCTCTAATCTAGAGATATCTTTCATTCTATATCTCTTATGTGAAGAAAGAGATGTTTTTATTGTTTTTGTATCATAAACATATGGTGGATAGTAAATTGTTGCTATCTCTAATGAAGAATCAATAACATTTGGTGCCTTTGGTGTTAATGATGGGACACCCTGATTTAATATAAAAGCACCATCCTTTGTTAAAAATAACTTATCAATTCTAGCAAGATAGTAATTGTAAGATATATTTAAATTCTTATCTTTTGCAAATACATAATTAGATGAATTTGCCGATAATGAGAACAATCTTGAATCATATTCAAATGGTGATTTTGTAGCAGAAGATGCATCAAACAATGAAACTCTTGGTCTAAAATCAATGATATCTGTATTTCTTACTCCATCGATTACTGGAATATTCTTACTGTATCTATCACTATCATAAGAGTCAACTGATACAAAGTCACCATCATCGGATGAGTTGATTGAATACTGATTGTATACAATTTTAATTTTTTTAGTTGGAGAAGATATTTCAGACTTTCTAATTATTCTTGAGTAATCGTAATATTCGGATCTTTGCCCATTATCAAAAATGAAACTATTTTTGATATTTTTATCACCGAGAACTACTGAAAATACTACTCCACTAATATTAGTCTCATCAGAAATAATAGTTTCATTTAGTGAAAATCTGTTTTCATTAATATATACAACATCAATTGTGTTTACACTATCACTACCGACAAAGTTTGCAACAGCACCACTAGTTTGACCTACGAGTCTTTCACCCTTTAATAAGTTATTAACACTAGAGTTAAGTGATGTTAATGTTACCTTTGGTAAATTTGGATCTGAAGTAGTAGATGATTCATAAATTCCCAAAATTCTCTCAACATCAGGAACATTTAGAGAAATTATTTTATCTTGTACTCTTAATCCATAATATTCACTATATACTAATCCATCGTCAAGAGTTGTGTTTCCAATACCAGAAGCAGGTGATGATGAACCATTAATAACTAGGGTATTGCATCGGTTATATAATTTTCTTTTTACTGTAGTATTAACTTTTCTATATGAAACAGTAAGTATTGCTGAACCATTACCAGACAAATTACTTAAACTTACAGTTATTCCTGATAGTTGTATTTTTTGATTAGATAAGGATTCAATTGCTCCATTAGATATAAAAGTTAAGTTATAATCCTCTTCATCAAATGGTTCTAAAGTTAAACTAGTATCAGTTTCTAGTGTTGCACTATATGCATTTGCAGAAACTGTAATTGGATATGACTTTTTAATTACTGATTGAGCATTACTCAAATCAACAGAAGAAATATTTTTATGCCTTAATTTTGTGTATAAAAATGCGTTTGATGTATTTAATATTTCTAATGTTACCTTTCTAAAGTCATTAGTTACTATACTTGTTCCTGGGAGTGTACCATCATTTATACCAGGAGTAGTTCCAACTGCTTGAATCTTTACTATATCTGCTGTTTTATCAATTTCCGTAACTTTGTTAAAAGTTGGAACACTATTCCCTTCTTTTGTATATGAAACAATACTACCGACATAAAGTCCTTCATAGAATGAACTCGATGAAGTTGTAACTGTACTTATACCAGCAGATTCACCAGTTATAGTGAACTGTGCTGAAATATCTGCTAAATTAACTTTATTAGAAAGAACTGGATCAGCAGTGAAGCTTCCAAGACTACTTCCAGAATTATCAGTTCTTAATTGATGAACATCACTAAGACTATAGTCTCTTACGTTACTAATAACTCTTCCATCATCAACCCCATCAATTATTATTGCTTCTTCATCTTTAAAATTACCAGATACTTGATATAAAGTAAGTAAATTACTATTTACAACATCTGATACCAAATATCCACTAGCTGAACTATTTTTTCCTTCAATGAAAGTTGAAGATGGTTTTGATAAACTGGTATTAAGTGTTATTGTTGTATATGTTTGAATATCATAGAGTGAACACTCATACTGAGTTGTTGCATTAATGTATTCTGCATTTTTTAATTTCAGATTATATAATCTAGCAACACCGATTTTATTACCAGATGCAGAACCTGGAGTTACTGTTCTACTATCATACAATTCTACTGTTGAGGTATTGTCAAATCCAACAGGAATAGAACCATAAACATTATTGATAATTACCTGTCTACCAACACTAAAAGGAACAGAATCATTATCTGCTTTTTCAGTATCTCTTGGTTTTCTGAAATCTATAATCGAACTGCTTATAGTTTCAACTGAATAACCCTTTACATATGCTTTTCCTGGTGAAATTTGCAAACACCCTAAATCATCACTTGGAATATTTCCTTGTTTTGTTTCCTGATTTTCAAAATATATTCCATTATTTCCAACTCTATTATTTAAAGACTCTTTAATAGAGATATTATATGGTTTTATATAATAATCTCCAGATTCTTCATAAGTCCTTTTTGCTAATTCATCTCTAATTAAATTATAATTAGTCTCTTTAACAAACTTCTGTAAACCACCATTTTCTAATCTTAAAAGTTCAACAAAATTTTCATCATTAAAATTATCAATTTCTTTTTTTATTAATGTAACACCTACTTCTAATCTATCTGCTCCAGGTGCAGAGAAATTAGAAAATCCCTGGGCATTATCATATAAATCATTATAATTATTTGAAGCAACTGCTAATTCTTCATTAATTAGTAAACCAACTCTATAACTTGGTGAGTTAGAGTATTGATCTAAAACAACAGTTTCTGGATTGACAGTTACAAAAAATCCTCTAATGAAGTATACACCAGACTCAATTTTTACTGCAGAACCAACGGATGTTGAACCAGAAATGATAGTTGTTGCAAAAGTTGTATCTTCTCTTAAAGACGATACTCCGTAAGAAACATTTTCTTCAACAATCAAGTTTTCTCCATCGAGGAACGTACTTGTTGAAAAGTTTGTATTACTAGAACCTTGATATTTAATGTATAGTGTATAATTACCTCTTTCTGAAGTTACATTACTAATGAAGTTTTCTACTTTTGCAGTAACACCACTTACTTCTCCTCTAATTTTTTTACCAATCATTTCATTGATATACAATGAAACAGGTATACCTAAATGGGTTTCATCAATCTCAACACAAGTATAGTTGGAATCATATGATATTTGACCAGGCACAACCATAGCACCTTCTTTGAAGAAGTGCTGACCAAATTTTTCAATTTGATTTTGTAAGATAGATTGTAAAGTTGTTAATTCTCTTGCCTGTATTGGAGTAGCAGGCTTAAACAACACTCTCTGATAATTTTTATCAGATTCAAAGTCATCAAAATATGGAGAAATATTTAAATTTGTATTTTGTGGCATTTTTTTTTAGAACTCCAATATGATTTTAATATCTTCTTTTTGATTAGCCGATCTTGGGATTGGTTGCCTGTTATCGACGTAGATTATGTCACCTGATTTTTTGTTAAACTCTGCAGAAGAAATCCCAGAAACAAAAGTACTACCTAACTGATATGTCCTATTATTTATTACGGTACTAACACCAGTAAAATTAGTATCAACTGATAATGATGCATTTGAATTACTGCAATTAACTACAAGACTTCCTCCAGCAATTGGTGAGGAACTAAACTTACTAAGTTGATAATTAACACCCTCAGTTGCTAATCCAACTGGTTGATAGTATTTTAATACTCCAGTTATAGAATCCCAAGATGCTACAAAACCAACAGCAGTTTGTCCAGTACCGATAGTTTGGGTAATTTGCGAATCTACTGGATAAGTTTCATTATTTGCAGTTGCAATTCCAGACAATTTCAACGAGTCTAGAGCACTAACTTCATTTAATGACAATTTTTCTGTTGTGCTTCCAAATACTGTTGGATTTTTAATTATTCCAACTCTAGCAAAATCGTTTCCTAAGATTACGTCTGGATTTGTTTCATCTGTAGCATATCTAGAGTATACTAAGACTCGATATGCACCCAATTCTTTGTATATATCAAAACCATGTCCACCTTTTGGGGGAATTATTACATTAAATTCAGCAACAGTTCCATTATTTGT